TTGTAGTCACTAGTAGACGTATCCTCCGTAGCCCGGGAACGAACCAGCCTGAGCCTTAGCGGAACTCTTGCGAGTGCGCTTGCCCTTTTTGCCCTTGGGTGGCTTTGCCATTTCCTTGGCAGGCTTCTTTGACTTGGAGCCTTTCACTTCTTCTTTTTTCCCTTACCCATCTTCATGGGCTTGCCAGTCTTCTTGGCCTCAGCCTTAGCCATTGCCATTCCCTTCTTGCTGTAGGAAAATTCCTTCTTACCAACTTTGGGCATGTCTGTTCCTTTCGGTTACCACTTGACTCTATCAGCCCAGTATGCCGCAGACATCTTGCCCTTGGCAATATTCTTGGCGTGACGAGCCTTGAAGGATTCGCGACGCTTGCGATAGGCGGTTGACTCGCCCGCTTTCTTGGGCGAACCCTGAACGCCCTGCTGACCAAAGCGAATCAACTTCACCTGGCTGCCGGACTTGGCAAGAACAGCATGGGACTTCTTGGCATTGGGGGTCCGCTTGGGTTTGTTGTATCCAGCGAAACGCTCACCCCGGTATGTGATTGCCATTACCTGTACCTCTTGGTTTTCTCCGCAACCTTCTTGGGTTGCTTGACAAACTGCTTGCCAGCCTTGTTCCCCTTGGCTTTTGCCTTGTTTGTTGCGGCTTTTTCAGACGGGCTAAGCGCATTCCATGCCGCGTCCGGCAGGTAGCGCTTCTTGCCCTTGGATGGTTTGCCATCGGACGTGCGCCACTTCTGGGCGGTCCAGTCCTTCAGCGACTTCTGGGATTTAGCCAAAGCCATTATTTGTAACCCCCGCCAGCCTTCTTGTACTCGGAAGCAAGCAGTTGTGCTTTGCGCGCCGACCATTCGCCGGGGTCTCCACCCTTGGAGCCAGCCTTGATTTTTTTGAACAGGCGCTTGCGCATCTCGGGCTTGGTGTAGTTGCCAGCCTCATTCACGCGTGACTTGGTTTTCTTCTTGGCAGCCATTAGTTAGCCGTCGCCTCCAGACGGGCAGACCCGTCAATCTGGGTGGGTTGTCCACCGGTTTTCCTGATGCGCTTGTATGCATCGAGGTCTTTGTCGAGTTGGCGCTCTTTGCTATTCAACTCCGAAACATTGTGACGCGTAGGGGTGGCAGCACCAGATACACGAAAATGAGACACTCTGCATGCAAAGCAGCCTTCAACATCGAGATTGGGGTGCGTCTCCCTGTGTTTCACGAAATGTATTCCCCGTAGCCTGCTGCTGTCAATTCCGCTATTTCTGTGCTGGTAACCAGGTTATCAGAGCCACCCCAATAAATTTTGGCAACCAGGGTCATGTCATAGGGTTCATTTTCGGTGAACGTACCGTCAGTAAGTTTGAAGACGTTTCTACCTCTTGGGTCATTCGCATAATGTCGATACAACCCATATGCCAGGCGTTGCTCTTGGGTGGATTCCTGTGATGGCGGTAGGGCCAATGGGACAAAGTTGTCTGTGGGTGGTCGAAAAATGCTCATGATACATACCCACCGTAGCCTGCTGCAACCAAGTCGGCCTTCTCTTCTGCTGTCACGAAGTTCTTGGACCCGCCGTAGTAAATCTTGGCAATCAGCGTGTAGTCCCGTTGCTCTACCGTCGTATAGGTTCCATCGGTCAGTTTGTAGACGTTGCTGCCAGCGTAGGTTGGTTGTGCGTAACGGAACAGGCGACCCGCGATGGACATGTCGTCACGGTCGGCTGCGGCAATCTCGGTAGTTGCTGGCGGAATGAACAGAAGCAGTTTGACAATGCTGTTGCTGCTCGTGCCCGCGCCAGATGCGGAGGCGCTGCGTTGGGCGACGCGAGCCGAAATAGTCTCCCTGCCGCCCGTACCCGATGCGGTAGCGGTGCGGAAACGGGTAATGACTTTGACGACAACCGACGACCCTGCACCCGACCCTGTGGCGGTACGCGGTGCAATGTGCAACTGGCTGACACTTGACCCGCCCGCCCCTGCCGCCGTAGCGGTACGTGCACGGGTAACTTCACCGTCAACCGTAGAACCCCCTGAGCCTGCCCCAGATGCGCTACGAGGCACGATACGCAGCCCTGTGGCACTAGACGACCCCACCCCTGCTGCCGAAGCCGTGTACGCACGAACCACGTTGCGCTGTGCGTCAGAACCACCCGTACCTGCTGCCGTCGCCGTACGGGGTGCGATGTGCAAACCAGTCGCACCACCCCCCGTAGTACCCACACCACTCGCAGTAGCGGTCCTGCCGACCACCCTCTCACCCTCAGCCGACGAACCACCCGCACCAGCCGCAAGTGCCGTACGCTTCGCCACCAGCACAGTAGTGGTCGATGATGCACCTGACCCTGAACCTGTCGCAGTACGCAGCGATAGAACTAGACGTTGCGCAGTTGACGACCCTGTACCTGCTGCTGAAGCAGTACGGTCAACGACGACTAGGCCGCGATAGAAACCCTGCGTCGTCTTGAACGGCGAAGCAAAATAGACGACCTTGCGGTACGCATAGTTCGGTACTTCCTCAAACTCCCGAAACCCAGGAGTGTCGGTGAACCCGAAAGAAAAGTCGGTTACTCCAGTAGCCATGTGGCTACCTTAGTTAGTCAAGCGTCAGCGTAAGCGACGTAATCTGAAAGGTGTCGCCTGCGGTGACAGCGGCCGAAGACGACAGCGCACCTTTCCACAGGCAGTTGCCAGCAGTCGAGTTGTCCCACAGCGAAAAATGCGAATAGGTTTCCGTCGTAGAAACGTTGGTCCACTCAACCGTCGCAGACGACGCCATCGAACCGCTTGACGCGGCAGAGAACGTGACCTCCCTGCGAGTTGTCTCTGCGGCTGCGTTGCTTGTGCCCGCTTCCCCAGGGTCCCCCGTATGCAGTTTCACGTAGACATTTGCAACCGAGAACGACTGGTTGCGCAGCGTGTCAAGAAGTTTGTTCTCGGCGTAGTTAGAAATACCGGACATCAGTTACCTCGTGACAAATGATAGCAGGGAAATATGGGGGGCCGGGCCAGGGGATGAAACCCGGCCCCCCACTTCGTATTACTTGCGCCTAATTATCAGACGCTGTTTGCACCGATGCTCGATGCCGACTCAATGCGGCGCAGCGAAGCCTCACGGAATCGCGCGTAGCCACCGAGCCAGTACCAGCCGACAGGCTGGAAGCGCTGGAGCACGTCAACCACCGGACCGCGAACGACGCGTGGGAACGCGCCATTGCCATCCACGATTGAGTGAGCCTTGGCAAGCGCCTGACGGCCAGCGATGTGCGTGCAGTACGCGTCGCCGGTTCCAACTGCGCCAGCACCGTTGAAGGCGTTGGTGAAGATTTTCGCGCGCGGCGTCTCAATGAAACGCACGCCTTCGAAGGCTCCAATTTCGCCGTTGTAGATGTTGGCCGGGTCGCTGTACACGTGCGGGTCGCGCCATGAGGCAACACCCGTCTCGCGACGGAGGTCGTACGACACGTCTGGGTGAATGAAGCCCATGTACATGCCATTGAACGACACGGCGTTTGCCTTACGCAACGCAGCGACGGTCTTGCGAATGTCGTTGGCGGTGATGATGTCATCAACGGCCAGGTCAATTCGAGCCGACGGGGTGGATGCTCCACCGCCACCGTAAATGACGTTGGTGCCAGCGGCAAGGACGTCACGGATGACGCCGTCAATGCTGATGCCAGCGTTGTAACCAACCAGGTTGGCTGCTGCCGCATCGACATCGAGGAACGACGTGCCGCGCAACTTGGCGGTCGTGTTCACTGCGTTGCCGTACTCAGCAAGGGTGACTTCAACCTGGCTGTCACCCATCGCCACTGGAGTGACGTCGGTGTCTTCAGTAAGGGTCGAGGTCTTTTCATCCAAATCGTTGAAGATGGTGAACTTGACGCTCGAACCGGGCATTGCTTGTGCGACGGGCATCACGTCTGCAACCGCGTCGAACAGAAGTTCGCTGCGGAGTGCGAAGTACGCAATCCTGTCAAATGCAACCTGGTCTGTGAGCAGGCTGCTCTGTTGTGTCTTGGACATTACCTGTTATTGCTTTCCCCCGACAGGCACGGGGGCCTGCGGGCTAGATGTTTTCTGCTTGTTCTCTCATTTGCGCAAGTAGATGCATTACTTCGTCCTGAGTGCGAGTTGAGTTCAACTTCTTTACCCAATCGACTTGGTCGTCAGTTTGCTCGCCAGCGGTGCTCGCCCTCTGAAGTCTGGCCCAAGCCCTTTTCTCGGAATCGTCCACTACTTCTTTCGGTTGCTGCTGCTGCGGTAAGAGGTTCACCTCTTGTGCTGCCGCCCGAATCGCTTCGGCTGAGACCTCGCCGTCGTAACCCTTGATGAAGTATTTGGCCTGTGGGGCATTCACATCAATGCCTGCCTCAGCGAAAGCCATCTTCCTCTTCAGGGATTCAAACTCTTGCGCTTGCTGCCGGAGAAGTTTGTTCTCCTGCTCCACCTTTCGAAGGTGTGCGCGTACGGG